CTAAAGCTTTAGAATGACGGGGATCTTCCCAGTCACCTCCATATAGAGCCGAACGATCAATTCGATGTCGTCACCAACGTACTCAATGAAGTCAGACAGCAAACATTGAAGCATCTTGTCGTCAAGCTTACGTTTTGCAAGATCAACAAGTTTCTTCGCAGTCTTCTCTAGCAACTTGTCGCGCTTCTCCTCACATTCAGTCCCGGAGTAGCTCATACGGAGCTTCATGTCTTCAACAACCATCCAGTACTTAACGCTCTCGAACTCGATGACGAAGTCAATGCATTTGCCCTTTTTGCATTTGCCCTTTCGTTCGGCTCCGTCTGCCTTGTGGTCATTGACGTCATCCGCTGCCTTGCCAAACTCCTCGAGACTTGCACCGAAGTACTCGGCCATACGACGAGGAATCACTGCCCCAATATTGCACTCGTCGCAGCAGATGCCATCATTGATTGGCTCTGCATTGTTACCATAGCCGGTAAACTCCCTGCCACAGATACTGCAAACTCGCTTCTCAGCCATTCTAGACCCTTTCTATCTACCACAGGTACTTCTAGTTCCCTGTGTTTGTTCAATTGTATAACAAGTTTCTCGCAAAGTACATCACGACTTTGAACTAATCAGATGACATCTAAGGCCCCATTGAGTGTCAATGTGAATGAATATACCAATTAGATTACAAGTGACCTTCTAGTGACATCTGAAAGCTTCTGAAAACCATCGTCAATTACGCGAGTAAAGTGACGAGTTGTATTTAGTCACACGGTCGACATATACTCGCTTCTTGAACTCGAGAGCTCCGTCTTGCTTGAGGATGTCAATGACACGAGACGTCACCAACCTCGACTTGCATCGATCATAGAAGTCATCGAAGTTCCTGAACACCCCATGAGCATTTCGTTCGTCGATGATAGCTTGAGCTGCCTTCTCCCCGACTCCGTTAATGTCAGATAGACCAGTCTGAATGACGTGCTCACCTTCGACCTTTCTCAAGCTAGTCTTCACCTGTGAGTAGTTGACGTGTGCCAAGAACAACACAGACCCGTCCTTGACCGCTTTCTCGCAAAACTTCCAACGCTCTTGATCAGTTCTCGCGTACTTGAGCTTGGCAAACCAGTACTCATTTGGGAAATACACCTTGTAGAACATCTCCTCGACAGAGATCAACGAGTAGCCAGTCGCATGGCCCTTGTTGAAGGTGTACGTCGTCATCTTCTCGAACAAGTCTTTTGACTCGTCTTCTGGGTATCCGTTTGCAACTGCTCCGCCGATGAACTTCTCAAACAACTCGGCTCTGTTCTGATTGTAGATTCGTTGAGCAGACTCTGTCATATGCCCGCCCTTCATCATCTTCATGACCTTGTCTGCATCTTGCCAGCTCATGCCTGCAATGTCAACGCATATCCTCTGAACCTGCTCCTGGAAGATAATCGTTCCATACGACTCGGCTGTTTGCTCGTAGTAGTAAAGCTGCTTTGCTTCGTCAACGTGATATTTGTTCTCGGCGTATATGTCTGGTTGATGCAAACTCAACGGGCCAGGACGATTCATTGCAGACGCAGCTACAACGTCATTGAACGAATCACAGTTGATCTTCGTTAAGATGTCTCGTGCTGCCTGGCGTTCGAACTGAAACACCCCATCGCAGTTCTGAGTTCTAAAGTTCTCGAGTATCCTCTCGTCGTCTACAACATCCGTATAGTCTACCGTCACACCTGTTGACCGACGAAGATCACCAATCGACTCCATCGTCTTAAGCCCAAGTATGTCGAACTTGATGACGTTGATAGACTCAATGTCTTCAAGGTCATAAGCAGTGAAGACGTCTCCACTCTTGTCAACTCGCAGCGCGACATAGTCGAGAAGGTTTCCGCCAGTTATTGCAACTCCTGCTGCGTGAGTCCCAATGAATCGCACCTTCTTGTAAAGCTTCGTGAAGTGAAGAAGAATGTTGTCGTACAGACGATTGTAGACGATAGCGTCAGGATCTGACAGAAGACCTTCCACGTCAATTGCTGCACCGTCATCGATGTACCTGTTAGCAAGCGACTTGATCGCAGACAACTCACCCTTGTTGACCTTCTGCTTACCGTTTTCGTCTTCAGCAACAAGGCCACAAGCCTTTGCTAGATCGTTCAGAAGGTTGTCGACCTTGTACAAACCATACGAACAGATACGAGCTGCATGCCCTTCGTACTTGGTGCAGAGGTACTCAATCACCTCATGACGACGAGAAGTCTCAAAGTCAAGGTCGATGTCCGGAAATGACTTCTTGTCCTTGCGAAGAAACCGTCGAAAGTCAAGGCCAAAGAACAAACTGTCAACCTCAGTAATGCCTAATGCGTATGCGACAAGCGAATTGCAAACCGAACCACGCCCCGGCCCGACAATAATGCCCTGCTCCTTCGCCCAATTGGTGTAATCAGCAACCATCAAGAAGTAGTCTGCAAAGTCGTGAAACTCAATGACTTCAAGTTCGTCCTTGCAACGATTGACATAATTGCTTTTAAGTTTGCCACGCTTCTTCAGACCTTCCTTGACTGCCTTGCGAAGCATCTTCTTTGACTGCTCTTTCGAACCGCCGAAGCTAGGAAGCGTCAGAGGAAGCTCGTCGAGATAGTCCGACTTGCACTTGCCTTCTATCTCGTCCAGGTTTTTGTACATCTGCCTAGCAAGACTTTTTGTCTTCTCGTCTCCGAAGTCCCCGCGATGCATCTTGAAGAATCGTTTCCTCATTTCGTCAGGAGCCGGCATGTACCGTTCCTCGTACGTGTCGACGATATGGTCAATGTTATGTCCGGCTATCTCATGCATCTTGACGTACGACGGCATGTCATCTTTTGCACCCCTGTGAGAATCAGACGTCAGAATCATCTTCCATCCATTCTTCTCAGACAACTTGATAAGCTCGACATTCACCTTCTCCTGAATGCCAGGATCACTGATCTTGTATGGCTGAATCTCCACGTACAGATCGTCATCGAATATGTCATGCAACTTCGAAATGAACTTCTCTGCCTGCTTCATATTACCACGAATGATCGCCTGAGAAGAATAGCTTGCAACGCATGCCGTCGTGCAAATTAGACCTTCGTGGTATTTCTCAAGAAGCTCGAGATCCCAGATCGGATTGTAGTACTTCTGCTTCTCGCCCTCGAACTGAATTCGATTCATGTTGCCGTACCCAGTCAAGTCCTTCGCGATCAGAATGAGATGAAAGCCTCTCGTCTGCGGCTTCCACTTTGGCAGACAATATCCTTCAACTCCAAGGATTGCTTTAAGTCCTTCGACTTTGCACGCTTGGTATGTCTGAATCAAACCGTTCGTGTTGCCGTGATTCGTCGTACAAAGCGACTTGTACCCATACGACTTTGCCAAAGCAGCAAGCTCCGTCGCCTTGCCGTAGCCATCAAATGTCGAATACTCATCATGTCGATGAAGATCAAACATGCTTAGCCCTCAACCTTCTCAAAGTCGGCTTGACGACAATTCTCCATTCCCTTCTCGTAGTCTCGCTCATAAAGATGAAGAGAACCGGCAATGTGCGTGTACGTACCAACGTCGACATGCAACCTCATTGCAAGAAGAATCTGAAGACACGTAAACTGAAAGACGTCGTACGGAAAGCCCATCCAAAGGTCATTCGACCTCATATACGTCGTCATATACAGCTTCCCGTCTCGGATGAACAACTGAAGACAGACTGTACAATTCAAGTCCTTCGTTGGATTGTTAATCAAATCCCTAGCTTCCTTGATGTGAAGCACAACCTGCCGTGATCGAGGATTGTCACTAAGCTGCATCAAAGCTTGCTCAATCTGGTTGAACCCGAACTTGTTCATCAAGCAATAGCCGTAATTCGAATTGACCGTCTCGCCATCGTCACTCATGCGATCCCATACCTTCGTAAACATCTGGATCGACTTCAAGTCGTTGTTACCAGACAGATACCAAAGAAGCTCCCCGACCGCATAACGCATCGACATCTTTCTAATCTTGTTCTTCATAATGCAGCGAGTAGGATCATTGATCACAGTCACTGCATTGATGATCTCGTCAACGACGTTTCCGTCACGAGACTCAAGCACATCATTCGGCATGTAGCTCGACAACTTGTACCACCAATGCTCGAACGCCTCGTCTGCATCCTTCGCTTCAAAGAACTCATTAAAATACATCATTGCCTCCTAGCAGCTCAACAACGCATCGACAAAGAACTTGACATCCATAAACTTCCGAAGATGTTCACGAATGTTGTTTAGTATTGTAACCCTCATCGTATAGTTTGTAAACAACTCCTCGGACTTCTTCACGACGTCGTCAACATTGTGAACTGTCAACCATCTTGCATGACGCCCAGCAAACTCCTCGATCGTCTCCTCGCCGTACTCCTCGATGAACAGAGGAACCGAACAATAGAAGACAGCTTCGATAAGTCTCGCCGTCATGAAATGATACTCACAATAGTCATGCTTTGCAAGTAGGATCGTCGATGCAGAAGCGGAGTAGACATCTCGCATCTCACAAGTCTGAAGTCGACGACGAAAATCGATCCTAGGCCAACGCTCCTTTGAGTCTCTGCCCCCTTCGTCCCAGTTGCCATAGACTGCAACCCCGTCCATGTCCTGCGGAATGTACTTGTCAATGCACCAATCACGTTCGTAACGATTGCCAACGTACACGAGCTTGTCATTGACGAAAGACTTTGACTTGAACTCGTAGATTGACTTAAAATCAAATGGGATGTAAACCTTCTTTGCCCAGTCTTTCCCACTCCATTTTGTACCTAGCTCGAACACCTTTAGCTTAAGACCACGGCTAAGAAGCTCATTGACCTTCTCCTCAGACAACTTGTAGTCAAGATCAAAGATCACCATCCTGATGCCACGCTTGATACAGTAATTGATCAGACAATCCTGAAAGAACAAGTCAGGCTGCCAGCCATCAGTCCCTCTTGCATCTTCGGTGTTGCGACCAGGGATCTCCATTCTCCATTCATGAAGAACAAGGTCAAGTCCCCCGCAACATTCCTCATCCCATCCCATGAAGACTTGGGACTCGTCAAGCTTCTCGATGCCCTTTGTCCTAAACATCTTGGTCATGTTCTCATACGCAGACTTTCGCTTGTCCTTTGCCCAAGACTTGAACAAGATGTCATTGCCAAGAATCATGCTTCCATTGAAGTCACGATCAGGCATCATCTGATACACCTCATGACCTCGCTCTTGAAGCTCGTGGATGATCGACCACGAATAAAATGCGTTGCCATCTGGAGTACTTGCAAGCATGCCGTCGTCTGCAAACTTCATATCACCAAGATACCCCCAGTAGCTATATCCGATCTTCATCAAAACCTCCTATCTTTGCCCACTGCTTTCTTATGCTCTCGATGTCTGTTACGACCTCAAGCGAGTCACAAGCTGCTATGTCGCAAATGATCGATTCTCGTTCACTCTCCGACATCTGCTTGACAATTCGCTCACAGTCATAGAAGTCTTTCACTAACAGTGACGATTCGATTATACCACAAACGTCGGGAAATGTACTGCGAACTTCAGTCAAGTCACAACTTTCAAAAACCAATGGCAAACAACCGCAATACACAGCTTCCATAAACCGCATCCAGCTGAACGTAGTCGGGCAGTAAGACGGAACAACGGCTGTAAACCTGGCAGACCCAAGCAAGAAGAAGTACAGCTCCTGCCCTATGACCTTACGCTTCGTCGCGTTCTTCTTAGAACCTTTGCGAATGATGTTGATGTCAAGACTGCAATTGTTTTCGACATCGTCTGCAATGTCTCGAAGCCACTTTCTATTGTCACCTTCGGCTGTGCAATAGAACATAAAGTCGTCTGTCTTCTCGGAGCTAACGACACCATCGTCATTGACAAGACCGTAGCACCAGTAAGGAGCGAACTTGCAACCAGATCGATCGAGATAGTACAACTTCTCGAAGTTCTTAAACTTGAAGTAATCGCCCAACGTCACTTCATTTGGATCAATCACGTACTGGTAGACGTAATCACAGACTTCTGCCGCTGCTCTTGCAAAAGCAAATGCTTCAAGCTGATTCCTGATGCTAACGAAGCTCATGCCAATTTTGCTGTTGTCTGAGCTTATAAAGCTTCGAAGCGTTCTATCGTCGTCGTTCATAAAACCATTCGAGTACGGAAGCTTAAGCATGATCAACTTATTGATCCCGTTGTCAGCCAAAAACTTCTTTGCATGCTCGTCATATGACTTCCAATCTTGAGTCGTATCCAGAAACTGCTTGCCATCATACTTGACAACTTCACATGAGCAATGACGCTCGGCTTTGTTAATCTTGAACTTGTCAATCAACACGACTTCATCGTCCAAAAAGCTTGGCACATGTCGTAAGAAGTAGCTAATGACATTTGAATTCGAACTGGCCATTGTCCCGCCGATGTAGATCCCTAGCATATCAGTATCCTTTGAGATGCGCACGAATGTTGTCCATCATGCAATTGAAGTAGCCATCGTCTTCGACAACGCTATAATCAACCGCAATCTTGTTCATGAAGCTGTCTTCGAATGCTGCTTCCATCAGACGATGATGCATCTCCAGGCTACTGCCATGCTCATCGGAAGAACGCTTCAAGTCGACTGGCCTGACATACACCAGCACGGACCGCATCTCAGAAAGCATGATGTCAATCGACTGCATGTTGCTATAAGCCTTGCTGAACTTGTAACCGCGATTGACAACTCCATAGACAAAGTCTGACAGATGGAAACGATCAAATATGACGTTGTTACAGAATGTGTCTGCAATCGTAAGAAGCTGTGACATCTTATCAGCTTCGTTGTCGCTGTCCATCTGATTATAGCTTATAAACGACTCGTCGTGCTTAAACAAACTGAATTTCAGACGCGGCTCGACATCCATATTGTCTCGTATCATGTTCGCGACTGTCGTCTTGCCAACCCTGTCGATTCCCTCGACTACTATGATTGCCATCTTTCTAGCCTTTCATACGACGAAGGGGAGCCGAAGCTCCCCATGTCTAGCATTTGCGAATTCGCTCTGAAACTGTTCCGATCTTAGCTGAAACAGTGTCATACAACTCTGATGCAGACATTCCAGAGAACATCGCGATGTTCATCAATACAATGAAACAATCTGCAATCTCGTCTGCCTTTGCATCCTTGTCGTACTTGTCATTGCGGAAGTTCTTCCATCGCTTATCGGCTTCAAGAACCTCTCCGATCTCAGACATAAGCTGCTGAATGTGATAGCTACAAAGCTTTGGATCGTCAACTGGCTCCGCATCTTCACGATCAGTAAAGTCTCTGTACTTGCCGTCGTTCAGAAGGAAGACTTGATTGAGCTTCTGAGCTTCGAACAACCAAATGAAGTCATAGTCCGGTTCCATCTTACTCGTCCTCCCACTCGTCGTCTTCGTCATCGTCGCCCCAGTCGTCATTTGCCTTGTCATCCTCCTCAAGAAGGTTGATGTAGTACTTTTGAGGCTTCTTCTTCATTGCTTCGATGCCACGCTCCTTGCAGAGCTTGAAGAGCTCAAGAGGACTCATGCTACTGTAGTCCTGCTTCTCGTCTTCGTCGTCACCCCACGAATCATCGTAGTCATCATCGTAGTCTTCGTCTTCAACCTGCTGAGGACGCTTTGCCTTATGCTTCGGCTCGTCGTACTCGTCGTCGTCTTCGGAACCATTAGGATACGGCCATGCCTTGAGAAGAATGTCAAGCATCTTCTTCTCGCTAAACGGCTTCGCCTTCTGATTGCGAAACTTTGCTTTGTCCATCGGGATGATACTGTACGTCTTGTTGATCTGCTTACCTTGCACCGTAATGACATAGTCGCGATCAAGAAGCGTACCGTAGTTTTCGTACATCGCCATCAGAGGCGGAATCGGGCTGCAACGGTTCACTGCAAACATGAACAGTTTGACTTCATTGTCATCATAGTCGTAGACAGACCAGCAATAGTTGGAGCGAGTACGAAGATCGTCATCCTCACAGTACTCGCAATCTTTGCCGAACGTCTCACGACAAAGAACGGTGATGCCCTTCTCAAAGCTGTCATGCATCACGACTTCCATTCCGTCATCAATGTCCTGAAGAAAGCGGATGCGCTTCTTCTCGCCCTCCCTGAAGTAGATGATCTTTGACTTGTTCGACCCCGAACGAACAACGTCGTTCTTGATCTTGCTGAGAAGTCCACTCATTCTAGCATCCTTTCTTAAATGCCTCACGAAGCTTTTGCTTCGTCCTCTTGTACATCTTGTCGCAAGTCGTCTGATCCATGTCACCTGGATCTTTAAGTCCTTTAAGATAGCACCATCGAATTGTCGTAAAATGCTCACTCAAGAACTTCGTCCCCTTGCGACCTGGTTCATCATTGTCCAAAGCACTGACTACGACATTTATGCCTTCGTCCTTCAGCTTCTGAATCTGCTGACTTGACATCTTCCAGCCAAGTATCGCGACTACGTTATCAATGCCGCATTGTATGAACTTCAACCTGTCCATATAGCCTTCAACGACTATCACGTACTTCGACTTAACGCCTTTGAACTTCTTCGGACCGTAGTCACCAACAAGCGTCGTCGCCCTCGAAAACCCCTTATTGTACAGGTACTTTCGGCGCTCTTCGATCTCCTTGATCATAGTCCTGCAGACCCAGCCTTTGAAGATGCCATTGTCACGCATCGGAAATATCAATTGATAGTTCTTCCTGTAGGTGACTTTGGCTCCTGCTGCAGAAAGCGTATCCGGCGTAAAACCTCTACGCTCCATATATTCCCTTGCATTGACAACTTCCGGCTCCTCAGAAGACATCCAAGACACCTTCTTCAAACCATGGTATGTATCATAGGCTTGATCGTAAAGTAGCTTCTGAGAGCTTCTGGTTGCTTCCGGTTGCACATCTCGTACAAACTTCACACCGTCAGCTGCACCTTTTATGATGCTGCCATAAACCTTCAATGCGGCAAGGTCATTCAAGTCGCGTTCTTGCTTCTCAATCTTCTTGACAAACTTTTCTGCATCTCCATGTTCACCGCAACCGAAGCAATAGAAGAAGCCTTCGTCAAAGTTGACTGACATGCTAGGATTCTTGTCGCCATGAAATGGACACATTATCTTCATTCGATTAGACTCAACTGACTCAATCAAACCATAATGAAGAAGCACTCTTGCTAGCTTCTCCCCATCTGAGAGTGCTGAGAGTGAATCATTCTTCATCGTCCTCTGCCGCCTTGAACGAGACCTTGTACCAAGGCTTGCCTTCGTTAACTGAATAGCAACCCTCAATGTCTTCAGCTGTGATCTCTCCAGTTTCACTGAGCTTATCGATTGCTTTGTCATCAACGACTTGCGTAATGTTGAAGAACGACTTAAACACATCGAACTCTCCACCTAGAGACTTGACGTACCTTGCAAGGCCGCCTATGTCGAAGCAGTTCCACTGAGTCTCCGACACCTTATTGAACTTTTCCTTGCCGATCTTGTTCTTCAGCTTCTTTGCGTTGAACACTACCTTGCGACGAGATACTTTCGTCACCTTGTACTCTCCGCCGGTAGCTCGAGTACCATTCTCGTCGTCATATCCAACAACGACTGTAAAGCTGCTAGAACCAGAAAGCTTCTTTGATGAGAAAGCTTCGTCCATTCGCTTCGTGAACTCTTGCTTCTCGTCATCAAAAGCTTTGTCGTCGAGCTTCTTCTGCTGTTGCAGTTCGTAGAAGTTAACGACTACTTCATCAATGCTGAGCTCGCCATCTTGCATCTTCGGGCACCTGCCTTCTTCTAACACTCCAAGCCTTTCATAAGCTTGAACACCCAACGTGGCCAACGTCCAGTCGTATTGACCCAGACAATGTCATTGTAGTCAACAAGAAACTGTGCTCCATACTTCGTCTCGAGAAGAAGCTTCTTGTCCTTGCTAGACTTTTTGACAATCTTCGCCGACTTAACCTTCATCTTGTCAGTCCTAAACGCGACAAGCATCCCGACGTCAGCTTCATCAATGTACGACTTAGTATCGTCATCCTCGGGAAGCGTCTTGAGGATCTCAATCAAATCCTCTCGAGTGTAGCTTCTCGCATATGCCAAGCCAGCGTCATTGACCATTGCTAGAAGCTCTTCCGTCGGCTTACTCTTCAATTCTTCGACTCGCATCTTCATCACCTCCCGTCGTGTCTTTTCGATTGTAACACAAACAGCTTTTGCTGTAAACATCTAATTTGCCAACTTCTGTAATTACGTCAATCTAGCAGCAAGAAGGAAGCCCTAGTATCCGGACTCCCTTCGTCTGCAAAGTGCAAAAGTGACAGTTCGACGTTACGCACTAGCCTGCGTCTGCTCAATCATCTCTCTTACCTTCTCCCTCCACAACTCTGGAACTTCGTTAATCCTCTTGATGTCTCCCTTAATGCGTTTGAACCAAAACTTAACCATCATGTACCTCCAGTCTATTTCGCCTCAACCAAATTACTTACAAGCACCGACAACTCTGCCACTGCATCCGACAGATCAGAACAGTCAGTAGCGTTGTTCGACACTTGCTCTGACAGATCGGCCACAGCATCAGGCAGAGTTGATGCAATATCGGCCTTCTCCTGAGCATCCTGCCTTGCCTGCTCCTCTTTCCTCTTCTTCTCTGCAAGCTCGGCAAGCTCTGCACTCGTATAAGCGTGATACACAGCGTACTTAAAGATGTCAGGTACGGGCACGTCGTGCGGCCAGTCATCACTGAACGTGCCATCGAAGTCGACAACTTCCTTACCATCTACGTCAGTCGTCTTCCAATGCCCGCGCTCTGAGACAGTAACGCGCCACTCAACGTCCTTACCACCAGTCTTGGGGTACTCCTTCGTTGTGACCCACTCACCTCGTTCCTTCGAGTCGACTACCCATCGATGCTCAACTCTTTTGCTCTTGCTCTCCAGACGACCCTTGCTGAGATCGTAGTCCTCGATCCTCTTCCCGTTCTCATCATACACTATCATCTCTTTCTCCTCCCGTTATTCGACTCTGCGCCACGCATAGAGTGTTTGATACGCAGGCATGTTGTTATGCGAACCGCCACCGCCAGTCCTGTTTGACCATGCCCCGCTGCCATCGTAAAGATGGTCTTCCCAAGCCACACATGGTAAAGATGCAATTCCTTCGTATTGCTGAACAACATTATGCCAAGCTTTAGCCGAATGGCTATGGCTTGGTATCTCTGCCTCAGTAAGCGTGTGAGTATTTGAACCACCAGTGTCAGAGCCTGCATTAAAGTACGGGAAACGCCCAGTGATAGGCGTCCACGTTCCACCGAGCAGGCTAGATGGCGACGTGTCAGTGTAAGAAATCCACACATAGCCGACCTTGTAGACGTTGGCTAACAACCAGTCCTTGATGCCACTCCACACATCGTTGAGTGCATTGTTCATTGCATCAACTGCATCTTGAGTTGCGGCTTGAAGCTGATTGAACAGAGTCGTCGTATCCATCTGTTCGATGATACCAGTAACCCAGCCACATACTTCTGAGTTAGATCGAGTATCCGTGATCTTATCAGTGCTGATGTTCACCGTGCCATGAGACACGTTGATATCGGCAAGCTTTAACTCGTACAGGTCTTTTGTACGACTTAGCGCTGGTGCTGTCGCACCGGCACTTGGCGTGCCCTTCTTCACGACTATCGTAACATCACGAGCCATCAAATCATAGCGAGCGACGACGATGTCAATACGATCAAGCGTGCCATCTGCGACGTCGATGTCGAGCGTTAACGGTGCAGTGTTCTCGTACCAGTAACCGTTAATCCAAGCTTGTCCGGCAAGAACTTGCACAGACATGGCTGGAGGGTCCTGCGGCATCACCTGCAACTGCTCAGAACTCTTTGCAAACACACCATTGCCAATGAATGACGCAAAGTAATCTGCAAAGTCAGAAGCCATGTACACTCGATCATAATTGCCTGAACTTTGCTTAGCATTAAAGAACCCAGAACGTTGAGTCATGCTTTCACCTTCCTAAGACTTGTTGCCTCTCTGTATCTTCTGAAGCACCGTTAGATTCGAATAGCCAACAGTCAGAGTCAATGCATACGAGTCGTCGTAGTCCTCTTCGGCTTCACTGATGACGGCATCAACTTGTACTCCAAGCCTTGCGTCTTGCATTGTCACCTTGTCACCTACGAAGTAGTCTACACCAAGCTCATACTGCGTATCGCCGAATACTCGAAGAGATGCCTCGAAAGACTCCGTCCTGACGAAGTCAGACAACTTCTCTATACCGCGTTGCTTCATTGCTTCGATGTACTCATCGTCAGTCATCAACGTACCAGATCTATTTTTAGACCGAAGGTCTCTTGCGTCGACGTACAACTCCTTGCGATCAAAGCCAGCCTTTGTCTCATCACCTGCAGTCGCAGACTTTCGGCTTGACTCGTGATCCTCACCTTGGACAAACGCGATAGTCTTCTCATCCTGTATGCTGACTTCGTATGCTGAAGTCAAGATGTCTTCCATGTCAGTACTCAAGACGATAACATCGTTCACATCTTGACTGGCAGACCTGTCTACACCTTGCGTGACATTGAACGTCAGCGACTGCTCAATCGGATCGAATACTATGTCGAAGCCTAGGCCAACATCTGACAACATCTCGTCAAGTACGCTATAGACTTCACTGCCAGTCTGTTGCTTCGTTATCTTGCCACCAGCAACAGGATCTTCGCCAAGCTTAAGATAACTAAACTTCCTCTTCGAATCTGACGGATCGATGCAAGCTTGATTTACTATCTGACGTGCTGCTGTGGAGACGTCAATATCGTTCGCATTGTATGTCCCCCAAACGATTCTTGTCGTCAATAAGTACTCGAGCGTAAAACCAGACACCTCATACGTAAACACACCATCATCGTCATTCTCTGCGCGCACTGTCTCAATGATACCGGCTTGCTTGCCGCCATCACACCAGATAAAGTAGCCTTCCTTCATCAGCTCACGCATCTCGTCATTAACTGGACACGTAAGATTAAACTGCCCATAGCCTCTGAATGTCGTCGGCCACACAAAAGACGTGAACTGGTTGACCGTACCGACTTGCTCAAACGTCTCGTTGTCTACTTTAAAGACAATGATCTGAAGCTGCTTACCGTCTAAAAGCATTCTTGCACCTCCAAGTACCTGTTGTAAAATTCGATGGTCACCTCAAGATTCTCGACGTCTTCTTCTGCACCATAGACGAAGAAGTTCTCTCCAACAGAAAGCTGCAACCATGTCGACCCGAAGTTGCGGTACTTGAAGTAATTTGACTTGACACCGTTCAACTCGCCGCGAATTGACTTGCTGCCGATGACAGTGTTGACTTTAACTACCTCACCTGCTTGCATTTCTTTATTCAAACGGAAGTACTCCTGCGTGTCCACATTTGTCAATATCGGGTTCTTGACATGTCCGCGAGCACTGAAAGTGATTGTCATTCCCGTCTCGACCGAACCCTCGTTGACAACGTTCATGACGAGAGAGGTCTCAATATTGCCAAACACGACACCGCCTGGTGGATCTGGCGTCTCCGGTATGATCAACGGAAAATGAAACATTCCAATGATGTCTGCCGCAATGACTTCCGACTCGTCGACGTCAGTGAACAACGGATCATATGCAGTTCCCTCAATCATGAACTTGCATACGACCTCATTGTTCTCAGTAGTCTCACTGCTGTATTCAATTGTCGTTGCTGGATAAAACGTTATGTTATACTGACCATACGTAACTTGCATCATCTGAAGCGGATTGACAAACTGATTCAAGTAACGCTTTCTCGAAGACATATCGGCTTCACTAGTCGCAATGACCCAACCAGAAAGCTCGATGTCTCTTGTGCCAAGTGAGCTACTGACAAGTGACTCTCCATGCTGACCAACGTACTTGTTCGTGTTCTGATCTGACTCAATCTGACCCCAGTTGATGTAATCCAAGATGAACCACGGAGTGGTAACCTTGTCAAGTTCGAGATTGACACCAAGCACGGTGTTCGTTATGATGACGTTCTCAACCATAGTTAACCACTCCTTCCTAGATGCCTTCGACTATCTTTCGCTTCTGGCGCCTCATTTGCCTTGCGGCTTCAATCTCGTTAATCGGTTTCGGACTGTAGAAGATGAATGTATCACCAGACTCCTTCTTGTCCTGCTTACCATTCGAGTCGTCTCGTTTCCTGCTTCTACTACTCTGCTTGTCATTACCGAACAACGCCGCTGAAACTGTACCATCCGGATTGACCGTGAAGCCACGACCGAACTGAGAGAATTCAGACAACGTCGAGATCATGCCGTTAATCGACTCATTGACGCCATTCTTGACGTTAGCAAACCAGTCAACAACGTCACTGTAATACGACTTCAAAGATGTGACAGCACCATTAAAGTTGATGCCACAATTCGCTTCTATGTCAACTGCAGGCGTATCGTTGCTGAGCTTGTCAATACCACTGTCAATATCAGTTTGCATCGACTTAATTGCATTAGGCATTGCAGACTTAAAGCCAACTGCTATACCTTGAGGAATGAAGACACCGACTAAGTCTCGTGCCTTCTTAGACGGAGATGCAATGCCAAGAGCTCCCTGGATGCCACCAATGATGCCAGACGCAAACCCAGCAACCTGATTATATAACCAGCCAGCAGCTCCACTGATACCATTCCAAATGCCTTGCACAATGTTCGAACCAATAGACGCCACCTGGCTAGGAATGCTTGACAAACCGCTTATGATGTTATTTGCAAACTGGCTTGCAGCCTGCGATGCCATAGACGCGAACTGTGACACGAAGCTAGCGGCTTGGCTAATCGCACTAGAAAGATACGACCAAATAGTACCAGGCAAACTTGAGATCGCACTAGCTGCATTGCTTACAAACTGCGAGCCAGCTTGCTGCGCATTTGACGCCATCTGAAATGCCCAGCTAACAACATTAGATACCGTCGTAGTCAGCCATGCCCAAATACTATCTGGCAACTGCACAAAGAAGTTCACTACGTTAGTCAAGAACTGCTGACCAGCTTGCAATGCATAGTTGGCCATGTCAATGACCCAGCTTATAACAGTTCCAATGACAGTCCCAAGCAAGAAGCCAATGTTGTATGGAAGCTGATCAAAAAACGTCAAAATATTCGTCAAGAACTGCTGCCCGAACTCCAATGCTTGGTCAACCAAATCGATGAAGAAGTCAGACACCATCGTGCCAAACGAGTTCAATGCATCCGTCACGTTCTCAGGCAATGTCACGAAGAAGTTAACTATATTGTCAACAACTTCTTGCAAGCTAGTACCGACAAAACTGAGCATCGTGTCAAGCACACCAATGATAGTGTTGAACACATTCTCGATCGTCGATACGATGCCGTCCCAGATTGATCCAAAGACCTCTTGCACTCCTTGCCATAGCTGATCCCAGTTGCCTGTGAACAACCCGATAAAGATGTCCAAGATGCCGGTGATAACTCCGAACACAGTGTCAAGCACAATTGCTATCTGGTTGAACGCGCCTTCGAACACTGGAGCAAGCAACTGACAAAAGCCATTCCAGATCGACCAAATCACGTCTGTTATCGACTGAAAGTTAAAGCCGAGAGCATTAAGCCTGTCAACAATTCCCTGAGTGAAGTTATTGAACGAATCGACGATGCTCTGAGCTGTCGATGTTATGCTATCTCGAAACTCCTCGCTTGTCGTCCAGAGAGTCACAAACGCACCGACAAGTACTCCTACTGCGGCAACTGCTACAACAATTGGAGCGGTAATACCGGCCAGCGCAGCACCTAGTACTGACGTCTCAGACGCAAACCCCGTAAAGCCTGCACGCGCAAGGACAAAAGCTTCTCCCACATTCTTGAAGCCGTTGACAAAACCAGTTACTCCAGCTTGCACTGCTTTGAACGTTGCAGGGGCTTTACCTATCGCAGAAAACAGCTTACCGAGACCAGAAGTCAATCGTCCAACAATTGAAAGCACAGGACCGATCGCCGCAACAAATGCTACAAACTGCAGTATCTGCTTCTGCGTTCCCTCGTCTAAATCAGTGAACCAGTTGACGACTTCAGTTGCCTTGTCGACAATGTCACTCAATGCTGGAATGACAAGATCAGCAATCTTAATTGCAAGCGACTCAAGCGATCCGCTAAGCTGCTCTACCTTTGATTTGAGATTGTCCTGCATCACGGCAGCAGTCTTGTCTGCGACACCAGCTGCGTTGTCCATCGAAGCTGCGATTTCATCGTACTCCTCCTGAGACATGTTGAGGAGCGCGAGGAGGCCGGACTGTCCCTCAGTGCCTGCAAGCACTGCTGCGTAGTACGCCTTCTCTGAGTCAGTCATGCCGTCAAAGCTGCTACGAAGCTCTGCAATGATCTGGTCAAGTGACTTGAACGTACCATCTTGGTTAGTAAGACTGATGCCTAGCTCGTCCATTGCAGCCGCAACATCATCAGTTGGCTTCACCATGCGAGTAAGCACACCACGAAGAGATGTACCAGCCTGACCACCCTTGATGCCTGCTGTCGAGAGAGCAGTAAGTGCTGTTGTGACGTCCTCAATCGAGAAGCCCATCGTGTTCGCCACTGGCGCGATGTACTTGAACGACTCACCGAGATCTTCGATACCGATAGTACCTGCATTAGCAGCTTGCGTAAGCAAGTCCGCAACTCGTGTAGCATCTGAAGCTTCAAGCCCGAAACCAGAGATTGCATCAGCCATGATCGTCGACACGGTAGCAAGATCAGTTCCTGATGCTGCTGCTGCATCAAGGACACCTTCCATACCAGCCAAGATCTGCTGCGAGTTCCAACCTGCCTTCGCCATCTCAGTCATTGCATCGGCAACTTCAGAAGAGCTGAAAGCAGTGTCGGCGCCAAGTTGAATTGCTTCTTCTCTCAGAGCATCAAACTCTTCTCCAGTAGCACCAGAGATTGCCTGTACCTGAGACATCGCATACTCAAAGTCAGACGCGACCTTCAAACCTACAGTTGCTACACCAATAAGCGGCGTCGTGATACCAAGAGTCATCTTGTCACCGACACTAGACGCCTTGTTGCCGATACCTGCCAACGACCTTCCGGCTTGAGTCTCAACGGTGTCAAGCGTCTTGTTAGCCTCAGACTGAGCTGTCTTCAAACCATTTAGGAAGCCAGAGATGTCGAGGTCTAGATGACCTTGTGCTGTTCCAACGTCGACCGCCATCTCATCACCTCCTACACATTGTATTGCTTGTAGATGTCGCGGAACGACTTATACTCCTTCTTGAAAGTCGGAGTCTCACCCTGCTGCATCTTCGTAACTATCAGGGCACATGCCTCATCTAGGCAATACGCTGTGTAGGCGTCTTCTATGTCAAGCAACTCGCTCGGTCTGCAATCATAAACATTTGCAATACCTATTACTTCGATGACCTTCTCACTAGCCACGAAACGACTCAAGAGCTTTAATACCACCTTGAGTATAGTTGAAGATTGCCATGATCTGATCATCTGCAAGCTCAAGTCCAGCTTCGTGGATCTCACCAAGAGTAGGAGACACAAGAGCTGCATTAACGATGACCATCGCAATGTCATACACATCGGACAACATATTTGCATCATCAGCGTCAAGACTGGCTCCGCCTCCGTTGAAAAGTTGCCCTGCCTTCGAAAGCAGTGTATTCGGAATCTGACCAGTCTTCGCAAGGAACAGCATCGAAGGTCGGCGAAGTTGAGCTACGAATGGCATACCATCTGCGAAAGACGGTAACTCGACAACCTGACCTGCTGCATAACGCTTGAGGTCGGTGATGCTCGTAACATTCGCAGTCGGCTGATACTGCTGCGTCTGCTGATATTTCGGAATAAACTGACTGCTGTCGATGACTTCCATCTTGTGCCTCCTGCTTTCTATTCTTGTTTGTTCAACTTGCTGCTAATACTAAGCAGCCGGGCGGTCAGTGAGCGTCGGTAGCGTGTCTACGTATGTGATTTCGTACGGTGCCTCACCTGTATTCGGAGCAGAATTGATCGTGTACTCCGGAGCACGGAACGTCCCGTCTTCAGACGAGAAAGCAACAGGCGTTCCTGTGCAATTCGGATAGGAGATCTTCTCGTAATTCACGATCTGACCAGCTGCATTGTACTGAGCAGAGTATGCATTGAGAGTGAACGTCTCCGTGTGAGCAGCAGAACCTGCAACAGGCGGCTTGTATGCAGTCACCTTGTTCTTGTCAGACTGATCGTAGGTAATCGTTCCACCCTGAAGCGCAACAACGAGTTCCGGATTGAACACATTGTCTGTAAGAGTGATCTGATTGCCAGTCAGAGTCGAAGTACCGGGCTTCTGTGCACGAAGAATGCCCTTTACGACAAGACGTACTGCGTCCGACTCTTCAAGCTGTGGCTCAACCGAGATAGAATTGGCGGTGTCAAAACCAAACTCGTCGCCATCGATCTCAATCGTCACGAGATTGACGTCAATTGTTGGGATCTCTGCACGAGACTTGTAAGTAGTCATCATGTCCTCCAAACGTTAGTTCTTCTTGTAATTCATATACACGATCGAGACAAAGTGCGCCTTGACCGAGTCATCAAAATAGGATGTATCTTGCTGGTTGTCATACGGCATGAACAATGGCTCAATCTCCTTCATGTCCGAGATCACTTGCTGCACGAAAGACTCAAGCTGCGAATAGTTTGCCTTTGGAACATAAAGAATCAGATCATACAGATCCCGACGTGAACTTATCATGTCGGCTTTGACTGAGCCAGCGTACTTGACGACGATGTACTTGCTCAAGCACTCGCCTTCTTTCTGACCAGGCGTATATACGTCATAGCCTTTGCTTGTAAGAAACAAGTAGAGATCTTGCCACCTAGAATCTTCATACTTGAAAGTAGCTGTGTCAATCATGTCTTCCTCCTAGAACTTGATCTTGCTCATGAGTTCAGACAGACCGTCGACTACCTTCGGAGCTTCGCTGTCAAGAGTCGGCTTGATGATCGCGTATTTCTTCTCGTGTGCAAGCTCAAGCCAGATACCATAACTGACACCGTGTGCGAGAGTGATACGTATAGTGTTCTCGTCAGGCCTTGTCACGACAGTCCTCAATGAAGCCTTCGCCATGCCAGTGCGATCTATCCATGGACGTTTACGCTTCATTGTCGACTCTATCTGCACTGCCTTGGTGTTGGCATATATGAGGACTGCTGCGCCAAGCTTGACTGAGAAGTTATCAAGATTCTTACTCAGATTCGACTTGTCATAATCGAACTTGAGAGTCGATGCCATCGTCAACCTCCTCGAAGCTCAGATCCGCTATGATGCCCCAGTTTTGGATATCTACACATCCAACGTATCGAAGTGTCTTAGATGTCATCTGAGGACCTCGTACAACCACTTCCGTCTCATCGCCTTGACGCAGACTAATCGACTCGATGTCCTCGCATAAGCAAAGAACCATCGGCTGCTTCTTAGTGCGTGTCGTAGCTGCATCGCCGACAGTGTCAGTGACGAACCCGTTCGACTCATGATAAAGCCCTCGAACAGTTGCAACGTCTTCGTACTCTCCAGTAGGCTCATTGAACTTGTTCAGCTTACGCCTCTTGAACACGAAGTCGGTACCACTCCTTCGTAAGATCCGCTTCAGCTTGTATGCCTCGAACTTGGTATCAATCACTTGAAAGCACCCCCGAGTTATACGAGCGATAGCGAGAAGCAAGACGTCTGAAGTATGCTGACGTGTCAGAAGTAGACAACCCAGACACCGAGATAGTTGAGTCTTCAGCTTTGATGAGCAACAGCTCGTAGATCGTCGCGTCTACGTCTCCATTGTTCTTCTGAAGGTAGTACTCAATGTCGCCGTCTTCAAAGTAAGGAGACATGTTCTCACGAGTCTCGACCTTGATACGATAGACATCCTCGTAGTTGGCTTCTACCATATTCCACCTCCAATCATGTCAACATTCAGACTTGTTACTCAGTTTCAAGCTCCTCGTCGTCGGCTTTGAACTCACGAATGAGGTCACGCGCCTCGTCGATGTTCCTCGTACCAGAAATGTCAATGCCGAAGATCTCGGCGTAACGCTTAACCTCAGTCTTGTTCCAGTTCGCAAGCGGCTTCTCCTCAAGCTTCTCGATGAACTCATCATCTGTCAGCTCATTATGCTTCTCGTCAGCACGCTCTGCATTCTTAGACGGCTCATAGATGCTGAAACCCTGCTTAGCGTAAATCGACTCGAATGCACCGCTAGTCACTGTGTACACGTCCGTGCCATTGGTGATCGTTACCATCTTTCCTCCAATAAACTTGCAGTAATTACAGACTAAGCAGGCTTCTGGCGGTCAAATGTCAGAAGCCTGCTGATTGCCATTCTAAGAACGGCTAGGCGGCAGTAATGTCGATGATGCCAACCTGGTCTGCCATCTCGAAAGACGGAAGGCAAATCATAGAGACAATTGTCTCAACATTGACAGGATCGGCATGCTGCACAGTAGTAACGGCAACACCAGTGTCAGTGATAGACACGTTTGCAACCTGGCCACCCATGAGGTCGGACTCAGCCGGAGTAGTGCCGAACCAAGTACGGCCAAGAGCACCAGACGGGAACATTACAAATGTATCCTTCGGCATGTACTTGACAGTATTGCCAGACTCGTCCTTGTAACGCTTATCATTGACCATGACGTCAATGCCGACCTCCTGAAGGATGAAGTCACGGAGGCGGGTGTCAGACACGATCGCCTGGCCATTAGACAATACAAAGATAGACTTCGCGATCTTCTCGTTACTGCGAATCAGACGCCAGGTAGCACCGTCGCACATTGCTCGAGTGATCTCTGCACCAGTCGCGTCCTGAATCTTTTCTTTCAGATCACGAATATCCTCAATCGGATCAGAATTAACGAGGTCAGACCAAGAAGTCTTGACTTCAACCTTATTCGCAGACGGAATACAATAGTCATACGAGAACGACTGACCGTTGTTAGACATGGAGACAATACCGGTCGTCAGAGCCATCATGCGCATACGTTCACGGGAAGCGGCAGCACCACGAAGCAGCGACGTCTGATCGTCAAACACACGATTCATGACAGAATCAATGTATGCCTGATTGCCGGTCTCAAGCACCATGTTGAGATCCTGACGAAGCTCCTCATCAATGTACGTCGACTCCTTGAAGTACGGCATCTCAGACGTCAACTTATCAAAGCCGATACGCGTACGCGGCACTGCAAAGGTGTCAAACGCCGAAGTCTTTAGCACTACGGGAAGACCACGAGAACCCTTGATCCAACTCAGCGAGAGACCTCGCTTCTTGTCATCTGGAAACAGCTCCTCGCAAGGATACGGAGCTTCGTCCTGGGTGAGCTCTTCCCAGTAAGCAGTCAACTGAGCGGACTGCATGAGATCGAAAATAGTCATGTTATTTGCCTCCTCAACTGACTAACTTAAAGTGCAATGCAGAGAACGTTCGAGACAGAAGTGCCAGGCGTCAACAAAGCCTTAGCAACAGAGTCAAGACGGTTGTAGTTGACAATGCCCATCACAAGACCAGTGCCATTAGCATTGCCGTCAGTGATGTCGACATCATGCAGAAGAACGACATTCGCATCAGCAGTAGAAGCGACAGCCTTGACTGCAGGAGTCTTAAGATTTGCAAAGTCAACATGAAGCGGGACACCAGCAGGAACGATCTTACGACCATTCACGGTCTTGGTGTCAGTGACTGCTGAACCGACAATGATGCCGACTGACGCTTGAAGATTGACGTCGCCAAGGATCTGAGTCGGTGCTGCACCTGTAACGGTGCGAATACCAGAACGATTGAGCATAATGCCCTCCTTAAGTTACTTCCTCTCGCCCCAATAAGAGAAGTTCTTCTTACTGGGTTTGCGCTGTGCTGCAAGACGCTTGCCAAGTCCATCTTCCTTGTTCGAACCGTTCGATCCAGAGTCGGACTTGATCGACGAACCTGTTCCCTTTTGACCTGCATTAGGCAAGTCATCGTCATCGGCATTGCCAAACCAGACAGGGTACTTCTGCTTGAGCTCACCAATGATCGTTTTGAACTCTGCACCTTCCTGCTCTGCGATGCGAACAGTGGCAAGAGTCACGACATCATCGACAAACTGCGGCTTAACACCGAGCGTCATTGCTTCAGCTTTCGCTTCTGCTACTGCGGCTCGATGCTCTGCTTCAGCAAGCTGCTCATTCTGTCGTGCAATGGCGTCATTGTCATTGCCTGCTTCCTGAGCTTGCCCATTCTGTGCACCGACAATAGCCTTGATGAACTCAATAGACTTCGTGTCATTCGGATCAATGCCGAGCTCGTTGTACACAGAGTTGCGACCTTGCTTCTTCTCTCGCGTCATCATCCTGTTGACATCTTCCTGGGTGAACATCTTCTCACCAGAACCACTATGCTTGTTTGCATTGTTGCCATTGCCTGGCTCGTTCTGCTCGTTCTGCTTCTGCTCACCGGAGCCAGCTTTAGGACCTTCATTGACATTGCCAGCACCGTTGTCTTGCCCAGTCTCGTCGATCTTCTGGTTGTCTTCGCCTTGCTTTACAGACATATTCATTCCTTCCAATCCATGTCTTTTGTTTCGTTTATCTCATGGTAGAAACTGCAAATCCTCAGTTCCGTTTCCGGTCGTAACCAAGGTAAACCGACCATCGTACTTTCGCTTCAAGTTATCTACGTGCTTTGACAATCGAGCTTTCTTCTTCTCAATCATCTCCGCGATAACTTTTGCCAACTGCGGGTTCTCACGACCATGCATCCTACGCTGCCGTTTTACCTGCTTGTCCAGATCCTGCTTGAGCTCTGCCCACTTAGCATCACAAACTGCTACCAAGTATACTCTCTTGCAACTCGGTTCTGGACAATTGAACCATAAGACTCTGCAAAGCCCTTCGTCGAGAGCAATGCTTGTCTCCTTTATGCCAACAGGATCTAGAACGTACTCCGTACCACAAGAATCACAAGTTAGCTTCAACTCAGCCATGATAGAACACCAACTCATGAGCAGTTCCTGCATGCCGATCGACAATCTGCTTGCCTTTGACTTCGGCTTCTGCTCGCTTCCTAGATTCCGCTAGGTCGTTCCTGAGCCGCTCCAGATAACCTGATTGCTTTTTGCTGTTGTCCCATCGATGCGTCGACTTGTTTGACATTCTTGTCGTTACATCGATGCACTTCTTAAGAAGCTTTTCCGTGCGCCAATCATCGCACTGAACAAAGATGCGCTTGCCACAAGAAGGGCAGTCATACCACGTAAGTCGATATGGCTTGCCATTGATTGTAAACCACTCCGACTTCAACTGAGAAGTCAAAAGCTTCTGCTCCTGAGAAGGTTCATCCATCTGCACATGGAATTCGTGTCCACATTCTGTGCAGGTTGCTTTAATCGAAAGATTGCTCGAGGACATAGCTTCGCCTCCTTTAATTATTTTATATTATATTATACTAATCTATTCTGTTTGTAAACAGAAAATCCAAAGAAAAGTCAATGAACTTCCCAAAGAACTTCTTTACTTCAATTGGCAGTGGACAGATTAGCTTTGGATTGATGCCAGACAAACCGACACGTGCACCTGCAAGTGAACAAGCAATTGCCGCAATCGTATCTGCATCACCACCGTTGTTGACAGCCTCTCGAAGCGTGTGATTGAAGTCGCCTTTTGAAGCATGAAACATTGCATTGTTGAATGTGTTCTGCACTCTACCTGATGGTGCTAGAAGGCACTTGATATTCCTAGATGGGTATTCACCCTTCAAAGATTCACATAGTGCCTCAGATGTCATCTGGATAAGCGAGGCACATACTTCCGAGTTATGCGTAAGCTCCCCTTGTGCGATGTTGAACTCTTCAAGACCCAAGATGGCACATGGCAGATAACGCATCAATGAACCGTTGCCTTGGAGGTCTTCGTCTTTACTGATGAAAGATCCAGTCAGCTTATAGTACTCGATTCCCGCACGACATGTATTGCCAACATCCTTCGGATTCGTGCCAAGCCACTTGACAAACTGCTCCATGCATTCCTCTTGGAACATCGCGATGTCATCTGGATACTTCATCAAAGCTTCCATTACACACATCATCATCTGAGTGTCATCAGTGACTTCACCAGGTTTGACGTCAAGCCAACCACCTCCTAGCTGCTTGGTGACCTCACCGTATTGATCATGTATTTGCTCCTTTGACATGAACTCCGTAGTTGCACCAACAGAGTCGCCTACTGCAAAACCATAGATTGCGCCAGCAATGTGATCCTTCAACTCATGACGTTTCATTTGCTTGCCTTCTTCTTGTCGCATTCTCCACCAAGTAAAACTTTGCTCGGTTTCACGTCATACATCTTGCATACAGACGTCGGTGCATATTGTACGCCATTCTCCGTTGTATAGTTCTTCTCCGGATGCATGTCGTCGTATGCATACGTACAATCTCTGCATGTAAGATCTGCATTGATAATTCTATGATGGCATCTGTTTTCTGACATAATTCTGTCTTTGAACTTTCTTCCCATCTCTCTCCTTTCGAAAGCTACGGCTATGTGTATTATATCACACAATTACCTTTATGAAGACCCTAACAAGAGCTCTTTTATGACCATCTCGGGCTGCTTCTACTTTCTCGCAAATGACTTTCGTACCAGGTGCTAGAAGAAATTCGCCTTCTGACGTTCCGTAATTAGATATCGACATGACACTTGTACCGGCAGTTCCTTTTGGTGCATCAATGACATATTCGACGTCGCCGTTAAAACCTTTGCCCCAGTCGGAAGACGTAGAGGTGAAAGAACTGAAGCTGCCAAGCTGACCCTGAACAAGCGAATTTATTTCGCCAATATGCTCTTGAAGCTTGACTTCGTCAACTTTGCCACCAGGGCCAAACAAGTCCTCTTCTACATCATAGATGAGATTCTTCATCCTTTTCATCATTGACTTGTCACCGTTAAGAAACGTATATACAATGTCGTTGGAGTCTGTCCCTCGTCGTAGGGCGTAGTCTTCCTTTGCCTTGATATTCGAGAAAGCTTTGACTGCGTCTTCAAGCTTGTCAATACTGTCTTTGTTAAGATAACCAGTGTATGCTTCGCCTGCCGCTTTCTTGCGAAGATATGCATTAAAGCTTCCGTAGCTTGAACCAGTATAGTCTCTCAATGTCTCTAACTGAGTTTTTGTCAAGCTACCAAGTTCTTTGTCCTCAAGTTGCAACATCTTCTCTGTGTTCTGCTTTTTGAACTTAGCAAGAAGACTGTCAAGTAAACTTCCATTGCTTGCCGTGTTCTTAGTGACATCTTTATCAACAGCCTTTTCAACGACTTTCTTTGTCGCGCTTTTCGTCGTGTTCGAAGTTGCCGTGTCTGAAGCAAGCTTGAGTGCAAGTTTCTTGAACTCTTGCTGTTGTTCGAATGACATGTCATCGTACTGCTTGAATGCTTCTTTTATCCATTTGATCACTGTACTAATCTTCTTATAACCACTATCTGCTTCAAGCCCGTACTTCTTTGACATCCACTTTGCAATGTCGTCTTTCTCGCTGTCAGTCAATGACTTCAACATATTCTGAGTTGACATGTTGCCAAGGTATGTGAAGTTCGATGACGAATTACTCAACTTGCTGAAGTACTTGTTCATCATGTCGTCCATAGATGCCAATTTAGAAGTCGCAGTAGAAGTCGTCTTCTTCACTGCTTTCTTCAAGCTCTGGTCCATTATCTCGTCTTGATACCATTGAGTCCACTTCTTACCAGAAGCTTGATGAATCTGAGACACAGTTTGCTGCACGTCTTTCGGCAATTTCTTGTACCATGCATTAGGCGACTTATACTGCGAATTGCCATACTGCTTCTTGACGTCACTGAAAGTCATCTTTGGCAGCTTCGTCACGTCGTATCCGAACTTCTTTGCAAACTCGTCAATCTCTGGATATGTACCATCATCACCATTGACCCAGTTGGCAAGCTTGTCTACCATCTTGTCGTCTACAACTGGCTCCATAGTGCACATACCGTTCGGATGGTCCAATGGAAGTTTGTCCTTCTTGAAGTGTGCGCCGTCACGGTCTGCACAGATAGGGCAAACACGAGAACCATTGGCAATCCAAACATACTCGATGACGAATGGATTGTCTTTCGTTGCTGCTACGAAACTCTGCTGGTACGTATGCTGCACCAATGTCCTTGCAAGCCTCTGTGCATTGTAATCTACTGCATGTTTGTAGATCTTGATGCCATTCGGGCCTGACCACTGAAGCTGCTTCGTTGGGCTGACATACTGTGACAGCTTATTGGCTATGTCACTGATCGGCATCTGCTCTGTAACACCTTGTGCAACGATAGAATAGATGTCCCTCAATGCTTTCTCATTGTCACCCCAGATAGCAGAACTGAGACTCCAAGAACAAGGACCTCCATACACAGACCCATTGACAAGTGCATTCACTGTCGACTGAGGAACGTATGAAAATGCTGCATCGAGTCCCTTCTTACTGAACCCAAAGCCGGACATCCAGTCGGCTGCATCTTTGACAACAGCATCAGACACTTTGAACATGCCGTTCTTGATGTTGGTGTAGATGCTGTTCGAGATCTCCTTGCTCTGCTGCTGCATTTGATTGTACAGCTTATTGTAGTACATCGACGACAGCGGTGCTGAAGACGTGCCATGGTTCGCATACCATTCTGCTTGCTTCTGCACATCTTCTGACCATTGCTTGTACAGATCAGTGATGTACTGCTCCTGCTCCTTCGTAATGGAGTCACGGATTGCCGTCGAGTACTTGAATATGTCAGCATTAGTTGAACCCGGCACCTCGTGATCCCTTCTCTCGCTTAACAGGATGTCATCTGAGGCCCCATCACCTCCTCTCATATAGGAATACCCATGTCAGAATTTGAGGGGCCTCAGATTTAATCTCGTTAGTTCATACTGATGTCTTCGATGTCGTCGTCAATTGCATCATCATGCGCTTCGGGATACGGGACCGTGTCGCCGGCAGACGGGAACGAAGACTCTTCAAGAATTTGACGTTCAATAGCGATTTGCTCAAGCTCTTCTTCCACCTCATCATCTGTGAGATTGCGCCACTTCTTCATGTACGACTTCTTTGACATGACCTGCGCTGTCACCTCTGCAAGATTGATGCTCTTCTCCTCAACCTCATCGTCTGGGATCGGGATGTTCTGTTCAACATCTACCTCATATGCGACAGAAACGGGGATGTCGTCGGTATACTGCTTAATGCAGCCAGGATAGACGACCGATCCATCAATGATAATGGAGACCATTGCTTCAAGCTGAGGACCCCATGTCTTCATCTTCTCCTTGCAGCGGATGATCAATGGCCAATAGATCGCCTTCAATGCTTTACCTGACGTGATCGCACCAGACATTGTCTGAAGATTGATGTCAGGCATGTCTACCTGGTCATAACCAGTAGACTTGATGCGATCCAGCGAGCTCTGCAATGCAGCAGAGTAACTCGTATCAGGATTGATGGTGCCAATAGACGGATGAGCATTGTCCAAGTTCTGATCAGACCCGAGGTCCCAGAAAGCACCAGGTGCAGTAGACAAACCCTTCGTTGAGTTCGAGTCCATGTCGATAGCATACTTGATCTGGTTCATCGACTTGCGCTCAGAGTCAATGTCTGCATTTGACAACTTAGAATACCAGGACTCGTACTCCTTCAGTACTTCGATCTCAGATTCTCCGTCGCTGTCACCAGTAAGACCATCATTAAGTATCACCACAGCCGGTATGCGATCAAGCAAAATTGGCTGCCGCTCTGTGACAACTTCAATCAGACTGCCAGCACCGTCGTACAACTCCTCTTCGAGGTACACAACACTCTTGCCATTTGCATCCTGCACTACTTCGTACCTTTTCTTGAAGATGCGCTTCTCAGCAAGTGTTATGCTGTCACGCACGACAATGAAGGCAACAAACTTCTGAAGCTTGCTCTTGCCGATGTTGAACTCGTACAAGAACTGAGTAGACGTGAGGAACGTGATTGTAACTCCGTCTTGCTCGTTGAAGTTGACCAGACATGCAACACGCTTGCCGATGAAGCAGTCACGCGCAGCTTTGATCAACTGCTGCTCGAATTTATTGGAGTCGAGGACTGTCTTCACAATGTCAGACATAATCGTGATCTGATCCTTGGCTTCATCTGTAGCCTTGCCGAGATCACCCTTCGGAGAAATGCTAATGTCAGGCGCTTCTGCAAACAGGAAACGTGCTTCCTTGTTAATTAAAGACGCAGACATCTTGTAAGAAAGTTTAGACGGCACATAATCGCCGTTTGAACCTTCAGTAGCAAAAACTGCTCCGTCTTTGTAAACCTTGTAGTAACCACAAATCTGAGTCAACTCCGAAAGGACGTCATTTGCGTAGCCGTCGACTTCCTCGTTGATCAAACCGTAGGGAATACGGTTGAAGGCGGAGAGGACTACAGTCGAGTTCTCCGCCTCAATGACTTTTGCTTCCTCGCTCATAGCCATCTTCGCCTTCCTCCTATCTAACTCTAGCGAACACGGATCTTCTGATCAACGTAGATCTTATTCGGATCACTGATACCGTTCATCTGTGCAAGTTTGGTGTACGTTGTACCGTACTTCTGAGCAATACCAGACAAGGTATCACCAGACTTGACGACATAGTACACTGCCGACGTAGCGTCAAGTTTCTCATTGACTTTCTTTTGAACTTCGTCTGCATCATAACCAGCTGCATTGAGATTCTTGACTCGGTCCTCTCCATTGCCCCATTTACCGTCAATAACCTCATCAACAATCTCAGACACAGACTTCTTGTTCGATAGCTTCTCATTTACCTTAGCCTGCACGGCATCGTAGTCATAGCCAGCTTCAGCCAGTCGCTTCTTCCTGTCGTCGCCATTCCCCCATGCTCCGCTGATGACCTCATCTGCAAGCTGGTCAATTGTCTTCCCAGAACCATCAGAAGGATCTTCGACATCATCTGAAGAAGCAGATCCTAGCACATACTTTGTCCAAGCTTCCTTATCACCGTAAAAGACATCGCCATCAAGATCACCATCGTATCCGGAAATGCGAACACTGGAGCTGAACTGCCATGCACAGACAAGCCCGACATTGTAACTACTAGGCAAGCTGTTATTCTGCCCGTAGTTGATGTCGGTAATGCCATCGCTTGGATAGCCGGCCACCCAACGACCACAGTTGCCATTAACCTCTCCCTGGCGGAATCGCCATGGGTTGGCATAGATCCAAGGCCACACGCCGGTTAACTGGTGATAACGCTCTACGAACTCGTTCACCCATTCGACAGACTGACCGTCCTCCCAATCAAGAATCGGAATGCCGTCGCCATCGTAGCCGGCCGTGTTCATGTTGAAATACTCTGCCTCGGTAGAAGCATTGTTGTTGCGTGCAAAGTGATAGAAACCGAACGGGATGTCGTTGTCAATGCACTGCTGCACGAACTTGTCACAATTCCTGTCGACGTAGCTGACGCCCTCTGTAGCCTTGACTACAACTGCACCGAGACCACCGTTCTTCACTACTTTGGCAACATCAACTCCTGCTTGCCAACCACTGATGTCAATGAACTTCATGCTCATAATGCTACCCCTCTTAATCAGAAATGTCCGGATGATACAGCACATGATGTATGTCCTCAGCCATGCCTTTGATCTGCACTACGTCATCGGCCATAACGTTCACTGTCTGTCCAATCTTTGCAGAGTTCGCCTTGGAGTCTTCCAACTGTGCAACTGCAACTGCAACTTGAGTAGTTAGACCTGCAGTCTGCTGTGCAAGTGACTTCGTCTGCTCTGACATGTTCGCAATAACTTCCATTTGCCTTGCACGAGAGTCAATGTTCTCGCGCTGTACGTCAACTGCATCTTGCTGCTGCTTCATTTCAAGTTCCAACCGCTTCTGCTGCATTTCGACTTCAAACTTCTTCTGCTCCTTGCGCTCCGGTATATAGTACCTCACAAACAAGAATGTGAGAGCAACTACCGTTATGAGAAAGCAGACTATCTCCCCAGAAGCGTGTGATACCGATGTTGCGATACCATCCCAAAAGTTGTCAGGTGGCATGTGCCTCCTCCTTTGCTTGTCGTATTCAAAGTTACCATGGCGCCTGCCCTCCTTTGTACTTCTGGAACCACCAGATGACTTCTGATGCCCCATTGGCTTGTAATACTAGGATATACCTTTCAATCCATTGAACGCACCCCAGGTGACACCTGAGAGCTCCTCACCTGAGAACACATGGACTGAGTTGTCACCATCATCAGGATCTCTGATCAACCATCCGTCCTTGTTTCTGCCGTAGATCAAGATCACATGCCCATCGTAGTTTCTCTTGCCTAGCTGACCACTCATAGACGCAAGTACCACATAACCTTCGTTGACAAGGTCTGGTACTGAATCATTGAAGCCCCACTGTTCACCAGACCACTGGACATCGTAGTTGTCTATTGCCCATTGACACATACGATCTGGATCATTCACGCCAGCAGAAATGAAGCTGTCTTGATACTCTACCAAGTCAGATGGCAGCACTCTGTCTTTTGTCAGATAAGTCAATGCCATCGACAATGCAGTTAGACCACAACCATGAGACTCAATAGTCCCATCAGCATATTGAATGCTTCCCCACTGTGGGTCTGACTGCATGTACAATGGCATTGACTTTACCATCGTGCCTTCGACTACAACATCTTGCACATTAAGCATTACGTATTCTTTGCCTTTGTCGCATGCACTGTTGTAGCTTTGCTGTGCCGCAACTATCACGCCGAACACCAACACTAGCCATGCTATAGACACGATGATTGCTGTGACTAGCACAGCCCATATCTTCTTACTGAACATCAGACTTGGCTGTCTCGTCTGCACCGTACTTTGCTTCTTCTACACCGTACTCTGGATAGGTAACACCAGGGACAATCACATCTCCGTTGACTGCACCGCCTTGGTCTGCCAGGCCTTCACCAAGCACGTAGCCAACCACTGTCGCTGCTGCCATGATGATAGCCACAACCTGAGTTGCACTGCCCTCACTAGCACCGCAGTACACCATGATCATGAAGACCAAAGTCGCAAGAGACATCCAGAACTTACGGGAAGTCAACTTGTGAATGATGTCCTGCTTCGTTACCTTACCGTTGCCGTCTGTGTCAAGAATGTTGGTCTCATTAGCCATGCTTCTTACCATCCCTTCTTTGAGTAGAATTGCTTGTCCTTCACATCTGCAACTGATACCGTGTCTAACGCATACCAGATAGCCGATAGACTATGCGGGTCTATGTTGAACTGATCGTATATGGTGTCCCCGTTCTTTGCTTTGGCATATGTTAGATCCTTCAACTCTCGAATCACGTTCTTACACTTAGGAGAACAGACAATCTTCTTGAATCGTTTGATCTTCCTTGTATTGCTTAACCTGCTGCCTGCAAACTTGTTCCTGCATCTTCGTATTCTGAACCCCATCTGTCGATAGTAACTGATTGCTTTTGGATCCTCATTGTCTGCTACTATCATCTTTGGAACACCTGCTGCTGCATAGCTGTCTAACCTCTGCTTCAGATGCTGCATCTCATCTAGTCTGGCGAACTTGTCATCTGTCACATGATTCATATAGATCTCGTCCCAGATGTACAGAATGCCTCGTTTGAGGTCGACAGACATCGAAATCACTGCATTGAAGCTTTCCTCGAATCCGAAGTCAAACCCGAAGTACTGATTAGCTATACCTAGCTTCTCTATGTTCTGCTTAAAGATATCATGTCGTTTTGCTACACAGAACTGTTGGAGAACCCTTGCACCTGCTGCTCCGAACCTGCCCCATCTTGCTACTTCATAGAGGTAAGGATCATACGTCTCCATCGCATCAAGGCGTCTGATGTATGACTTCGGCAACCATGGATTGTCAGTCGGAATTGAGTGGTGATAGTAGACTCCGTTCTTTACCAAAGTTCCACGTTCATAGAACTCATTGTCGTCTACAATTACCTTCTCACTTCCGTGCTTGTCTAGGCTTGCGAAGAAGTGCCTGTATATCCATGTTTCTTTCGACACGGGATTGCAACTCAAAATGAAGTGCATACTCTTGTCTGGAGTACGGATACGACCTTGCAACTCCTCGTAGCCTGCAAACTTGACCTCTGGCGCCTCTTCAATCCACACAATCGAGACACCATTGATCGACTTGACCTTCTCTGGCTTGTCCATTCCCTTGAACATGATCTCTGAGCCGTTTGGGAATCGTACTCGAAGCGGAGACTTGGTGCAGAGTATCTTGTTCTGCTTCTTGCCCTTCATCTTCCACTCCCATGTGTCTCCACAGTACAGACCGATACTGTCGATTATCTCGACTAGCAGAGAGTAACAGGAGTCATAGATAGTATCGAACACCTCACGAACGACTAAACACTTTCGCTTCTCCTCTAGCAGTTTCAAGATAATCTTGATAGCAACGTCATATGACTTACCAGATCCGTAGCCACCGATAAGGAGATATGTCTCGTAGTCCCAGTCAAAGATGAAGTCTTCAAACCGAGGAGCGACTTCTAAGCTGATCTTAGTCATCGTCCACCATCTCTTCCCAACCTTCTGGCCACTCGTCAAGGTCGTTGACTTCTTCTTGCAGCTCTTCTGCTTCTTGTTGCTTCTTCCGCTTCTCCTGAGCTATCTCAGCTTCTCTTTGCTTCTTCTCACTTTCTGTGGCTTTCCTGACTTTCACTTCACGATTGACCTCTTTCTGCCACTCCTCATCTGGCTCGTCTTCTTTCGAACCAACACGAGTAACTTCAATTTTGATCGAGGTGTCTTCGTCGATGTCGTCCAGGATTCCCTTCTGCGGATCCTTCTTCCATTTGTCGGGGCAACGATTATACAACCACGTCTGAGCTGCAGTAACGCTAGGAGCAACATCTGTCATGAACTCCTCTTTCTGTGTCTCAACCAGCTTGCCATAACGAATTATCGACGTTACCCTGACTTCTTTCTTCTTGTAACCGAGAGCTGACTTCAAAAGAGCTTTCTCGACCATGTAGTCAGTTGCCTCGCGACCGTGATCGAGCGCCTTCCTGATCTTTGCATCTGCTTCTCGGAGACATTGGAGTTGCTTTTCTGAAATCCGCATCTTTGTCGCTATCTCGCGATCTGTATAACCGTCACGAGCCCAACCTTCGAGCAATGCAAGATACTCCTTGCGTCGCCATTTCTTCTGAAGGTTTGCTATTATGATCTCGCTTCTGTTCGTAGACCGTGTCCTAGGCTGTGGCAAACTCCAACACCTCCTTTCATTCTAATACCACTGAGAAGCCACCAGATGACATCTGTGACACTCTGAGTTCTTACTTATTGGAATACCAATCAAAGACGTTCTCGTGTCTTAGATGTCATCTGAGAGCTTCTGGTAGATTATACGACAATAGCCGGAACTATGCCCGGCTACTGATCTCAGATCTCTATTGATGCTGTCTTACAGCTTGACTGGCGTACCGATATGGTCACAGAGCATGCAAGGGAACGAAGCTTTGCACATGATCTCTAAGGCGTCCCCTAGAGTGTACTGATCCTTGCTGAGCTTGATGCCCTTCCGAGTTTCAATACCAATGCGGTAACCATTCTTGGCGTTCTTCTTCATTGCCATTCCCTTCTCTGAGGACTTACGCCTTAGCATTTACCATAAACGAGGCCAAGATTCTTGACATACTGAACTGCTGTGCACTTAGAATTGAACAGCTTCAACTTGTGACTTCCATCTTCAAAGATCACTTCGACAAAGGCCGAACCATCTGGGTTGTAGCTGATGCGTGCAGTCTTGACGTCCTTCATCTTATTGCCTCCTGGCGACTCTTAGGAAAACCTTCTACTTTCCTCACAAGAACATTATACCACAAGCTCCAGGCCATTGTAAACCCAGAGCTTGAAGTTTTTTGAAGTTTAAGCCATTAAAGGACGTTGCATAAGAAGTAGTTGTTGCGACTTGCATGGTCTGCACTGTGAATGAAGAAGTCCTTCGCCTTGCCGACTAGAACAAACCGGCCATACTGCTCTTTGCCCATGAAGCGAATGCCGTTTTCAGTGATGAAGCGAACCCTGCCAGAGTTGGTGAAGCCATTGAACTTAATTGGCTCGTAGGCTACGTAGCGTCCAGAACAGGACTTGCAAACGATGATCTTCTCATTTTGGACCATTTCAAGCATCTCGTCGAAGTTCTTCATTTTACTGCCTCCTAGGCTTCTTTGAAGGTTACTTACCTTCCCTGTAATTGCATTATATACCATCTTTGCAATCTGTAAACAAAGAACTTTCTTAGATTCTACGGCTGACTTTTAGATTTGTTGTCGTTGCCAAGCTCCTCCATAGATTGCAAACGCTTGACCTCGTTTCGATAGCATTCGTGTGCTTCCGACATACTTCCAAATGTCTTACGTTGCGTTACTCGTTTGCCGTCAAGACGTCTGCTTGCACAGACGATAGCGTACCACACATTGCCAGGCTTGTAGTTGCTTTGGCATTCTAGCAGCACAACTTTGCAGCCTTCTTTTGTACGATGCCAGCCTATAACCGATTCAGTGTAACTCATTTGCATCTCCTTAAGATTCGTTGCCGTATGCCATCAGTACGTCTCTGTTCCTGGCAGCATCGGCTGGTAGAATCCATTCTCGCGGATCTGCTTCTGCTCCTCAGTCTCGTTCTCAATCTGCTTCTCGAACTTCATCTTAGCCAGTTTCTTCTTCGACATCTCAGCCAGCTGCCGCCAGTATTTCATGATCGACCACCTGCATGCATTCAACTCCGACTCAGACAACTGCTTACCTTGAAGAACCTTCTCCGCAGACTTTGACAGATAGTATGCATCAATCTTGTTAAAGCCAACACCATTCTCATGCACAGACTTCTTGTCTCGCATCTCGTCCTGCTCCTGACAGTTGTACAGACGGACCAGAGCTTGCTTGACCGCCTCGTCATTCTCCTTCAAAAGACCCTGGATGTATGCCTTCCATTGCTTCAAGTTTTTGATCGAATCGAGTCGCTCGATCATCCTGTCACGCTTCACTGGATCCATTTGAACTCCTCAGATGACTTCTGAAGCCCCTTTGTTCTCTTTGATGTGTGAATATACCAGAGAATTGTTCTCTGGTCTTCTGATGACCTCTCGTTAGTTCAGAAGGCCATCATCTTCCAATGCTCTATCTGTACCCGTTGCGATCAAACCAGTCTTCGAGATCTGCCATGTACAAAATCATCTCCTGGACACGATCGTACTCGACATCTACCTGCCCATTCATGTCATCAACACGCGTGAAACGACGTCTCGGGACAGGAAGATCATAGTGGTCGTTGCCGGAGACTCTAGCATATGCCTTCAGCGCGAAGCCGATAATTAGAAGAACAACAGGAAGTATTACTTCCCCTCCAATTGCCCAGTAACCACGGTCACAGTAGACGTACTCACCAACATACAACATCAGAAACGGAGTCAGAACGAGGATGACGTTGCCGACTGTACCAGACAAGTTTACTGCAAGTTTGCCCAAATGCCAGACGAAGTTGATCATCATTACGCAAACATTCTCGGTGAACTTACGCTTCTCTTGCTTCTTGCCACTACGCATTGTAGGAGTCACGTTCTTGATCTCGTTCATTTAGACCACCATGTCTTTCTTTGCCCGCTTCATCTGGACAGCTTTTACTTTCTCTGCAACCGCAACCTTGTCTGCGACTTCGTTCAACGGGTTCCCAGAATGCCCCTTGACTTTCTTGAACTTCACAGACAGTTTCGCAGACTTAGCCATCTTGTGCAATGTCAGGAACTCATTCCACAGCCCGACGTTCTTGACCTTCTCGCCCTTGCTGTTCTTCCATCCGTTCGTCGACCACCTGCCGATCCAGCCCTGTGTCACCGCGTTTACAACGTATGCGCTGTCTGACACGATCTCGTACTCTGTCTCGTCCCTGGGGTCATGCACCTTCAAGTCCAAGACTTTCTTGTACGCCTGGATGACTGCCATCAGCTCCATCTTGTTGTTTGTCGTCTCGATATCGTATCCACTGACAACATCTTCAACTGCACCATCAGAAGATTCGATGACGACTGCCCATCCACCAGGACCAGGATTCTCCGAACAGGCACCATCCGTGAAAAGCCTGACTACCATCTACTTACCTCCATTCGTTCTTGACATCGATCCCTTCCTTAAGCCGACATTGCCTTCTTTCACAGTCACAAGCATCATCAATGCCAACTTGATGTACAGCTCGTAGATAGTGTCACCATGCACTGTGAACAAATGCTTAAACTTCTTTGCCGTGTCGTCAATAGCTGAAGTAGTGACACCATCATGATAAGTTGTGTTGCCGTCAACGTCTGTGATTGTCAAAATATGCCCGATAGACAAGTCATACTTCTTTATCGTTGCTTCTACGAACTTTTCAATCGCCTCGAACGGAATCTTCTTCGTCTCATTTGACTCGTCTCCGACTGCCATCTTCAAAGGCTTGATGTTCTTCGCCATCACCTGTGCCCTTGCTGCCCATACCTGCTTGCTATGTTTTTCTTCGCAGATCTTCTTGATGTAGTCGACGTCCTGCTGCTTCATTGCTTCCTCCTCTCTGATAGCACTTTACCTCGAAGTACATCTCGAAGCTCTTCAACGTCACGTCATTGATGCAGCCACAGATATCCTCGAACTCATAGGTGACTTCAGGGTGAAGCAAAGAGATGTTCCCATTGACCCTACCGGTAAAGTACCAGAAGCGATGACCAACCAGATTGCTATAATAGCGAATTCCAGTCTTGGGCTCGTTCTTCATCATTCTTTCCTTTCTAGTTCAGCGTCTAGAAAGGAATGCTTCCGCACTCGACGAAGTTGAAACTGCCAGCATTCTTAATGCCACTCATCGTCGTCACCCAGCAGTCCGAGTACTTACCACATGGATTGTACTCGCCTGCATTGACCTTGCTTGCCTTGAGAACAACCCTGTCGCCTGCTTCGGTGTTGAAGGCCATCTGCTTGGTCGGAGTCTGCTTGGCGAAGTTGATCTTCTCAAAACGAACCGTCAAACCGGAACCACCCTCGCAGATAACAAGCTGGTCATTATGCTTGATCGCCTTGACAATGTCGAACTTCTTCGTCTTTTGGCCTCCTAGCCAACTCTGTGTTTCCCTGACATAAACAATATACCATAGAAACTACTAGTTTTGCACGAGAATCTCAAAGTTTTTGAAGTTTTTGCTAGTCAATCCTAGTTTGCTCGCGAAACTCGTAATAAACCGCCATCAGCTCCGGTTCCTCGTTCTCCATGCAAGTTGCCATCTGTTCTGCAAGCTCACGAATCTCCCACTGTGCACGAGGACCAAGGCGGAGATCAAAGAAGTGGAACAAGTCTCGTATGTTCCTCGTCACTGCAATCGAAGTCTTCATTGCTTCTGGCAACAGATACCGTGCGTCTTCCGGCTTGATGCCGTTGGCTAGCGCGTCTTTGTATGCCTTCGCATCTTCCTGCATCTTGTCGTTGAACTCTGACAACACGTAGATGTTCTCGTCAATTGACGGAGGGACAACGTACCAGTCGTCGCCAGATAGATCATATCTGTTGTAGCGCTGAGACTCTTGAGCATACGAAGCAATACGATGCCGCACAAGCTGATGCGAACAAGCCCGACTGATCCCGCGAACCAGAAACGACACAGATGCATGCTCAAAGACTCCTGTGTGGCCAACTTTATAACAGTTGCGAAGTCGCTTGATTGACTTGTCGTCTTTGCCATAGCATAGGCCTGCAGAACGGCTGATCACATCAACCATGTCTGGCGTCTTCGACATGATGCTTACGTCCATTTCAACTCCTAAGTACAGACAAAGCCGGCCTGAGTTTACCAGACCGGCTTGCAATTCATATCAATTCGTCTTGTCGACTAGATGTCCCAGTCATCGTCGTCGTCGTTGCTGTCTGCGGTGTCAGCTTCGACGGCAGCGTCGTCCTTCTCCAGCAGCTCGATGTAGTACTTCACCGGTTTCTTAGGAGCAGCCTTGACGCCACGCTTCTTGCACTCCTTGAACAGCTCCATCGCATTCTTACCGGCATACTTGCCGTCATTCTGCTCCCCGTCAGCCTCAGCTTCTGATTCCGATTCTGCCTCATCGTCTGCCTTACGAGCACGACGCTTCTTCGGAGTAGGCTTCTCCTTGTCAGGCTGCGGCTCAGGCTCAGTCTCTGCATCCTCTTCTGGTTGCTCGACAGGATCGGCTGTGATAACCTTCTCCACCTTGCGCGGATTGACATAGTCAGGGATGTAACTCATGAACTCAACAACTGCGTCCTTGTCACCCGACATAGCATTCATAAGCTTGTGAGTGAAGATCGGGAAGCGACGATGCAGATCGCCAATCGCTTCGAAGTCCTTGCCATCCGCCAGGATCTTGGCGGCTTCACCGAGAGTATAGCTTTGTGCCATGATGGTCTCCTTTCATTCTTCTTGCCGCCTCCATCTTTGCGGCTTCTCAACCACTCCTGTGGTTTAGATCATTTTATCATCAATCTTCGACGATGTAAACTGACAATCTACTATTCGTCCCAGTTTACGTCATCCTCGGGGCCATTGCCCTCTTCTTCTTCGATGACAGCTCCGATAGCCTCATCTAATGCATCACGAAGTGCTACAAGCGCTGTAAAGTCGTGAATGTGCATCGCACCCTTCATGAACACCGAGACTTCGTTTTGATCATCAGAGACGACAAGCTGCTGAGCAATGGTGAAGCCACCCTTCGAACACTCAGAGATGACGATGTTGCGATTCTTCGTTACCATCGCCTTCGACAACTGTTTGTACTCCGCCTTGCCTGAACCCTTAGTCTGAATCGCCGTCATTGTCATCACCACCGTCTTCAACATCAATGTCTGCCTCGATCAACACTTGAAACTCAGAAACGTCTTCGTCTCGCAGAGGCAAGTTGTTCAGATTATCCATCTCGATATAGTCGCTGATGCCTCTGAACTTCAGACGAGACGTGCCGTCGTCGAAGATGTCGATATGATTGACTCGGAACGAACCAAGCATCATTGCTTTCTTGCCTGGAAGCTTCGCTTTGATGCTTACATCATTGTTCAGCATCTGCGAAACCTGTATCGAATTGACCAGCTCCGAGTAGCTGGCATTCAAAGTCAGATTGACAGACCCGTTTGCTGACAAATTGTGGCCGCCGTACTTAACGACCTCTTTCACTTTGACGATCATATTGCTGACCTCTCCTTCTTCTTCCACTTCTTACCATTCTCCGAATTGAATCGCTCTCTTGCAGACTTTGACGACTTGATAACCGGAAGCTTCGAACTGCTTTCGACTTCAGTCTCAGAACAGACAATATCATCGTCTTCAGTCCGCTCATTGACTCCAGTCTCGATGTACTTCGCCAACTCTGGCACGTCAATCGGACGGACTAACAGGAACAAGTCATCTGTCTGCATGAACTGCACTGCGAACACCGGTACTTTGTGCGTCACTGCTGCATTGTGCAGAAGCGCGTTGACGTCTTTCAACCCGACTCTGTATGACATCGAATCGGTCGACTTCAACTGACAGAGGACATTATCGTTCTCTCCGTCTTCCTTCGCCACCCAGCCATTACCAGATCCTGGCACTTGATGCATACCGAGACGTTCCATTGTCTCCTGCTCGTTCTTGTACCAGAACTTCCCAGACCGCTTCATGCTACATCCCGCTGACTGCAACGAATAGCATCGAGTCAAGAACTTGCTTCGCCTGGATGTCATTCTGCAGGATCTCTTTGAACCGCATCAGTCCTGCAGCTGCTATCAACTCAATCTTGATACTACTAGACGGGATGTCGTATCCGAACGTCACCATCTGCTTCTCATGCAAGCTGTCGTCAATCACTGCTGTGAAGTCCCAGTGCAACTTCGAATTACTTGCACGCTTGAAGAAACAATCGCATCGCATTTTGATGTCTTCGTCTTCGAACACCATCTTGAAGCCGACGCAATCTGTCCCGTCATACTCCCTCAACTTGAGGTCTAACCTGGTTATCATCTGAACTCACCAGACCCTTTCTAAGACATTCTGTTGTTCTCAATGATTGAATATACCAGCGACGGCTCCCAAAGGCTTCAGATTGAATCTGGTAACCTCTGAGAGCCATCCACGTGATAGCCATATGTTACTATGCTGCCTTGACCTTGTTGAAAGCCTCGACAAACCTGTTGTCGTAGTGCACTGCCTTCACCAACAAGGTGTTGATCGTGTCCTTGTCGAGTCCCTTGACCACTGCGATCTTGATGACCTCGTCTAACGACATCCCGGTGTTCTCAAGCTTCTTTGCCATGGTGATGCAACGATATGAGAACGTCGCCCTGATTCCGTTGTCCTCTGCTGACTTACGAAGACTGTGAATAAAGTCCACCAGATCATCATCATTCTCTGCCATGAGCATCTCGATGCCGGTGTCGTACCCGAACTCAATGATCGCGAAACGATCCAGTGTTGCCTGATCGATGACCATACGACCAGTGTACATCTCATCGGATCCAGAGCCGACCGTGTTGCCTGCTGCAACGAAGTGAACGTTCTTGAGATCCACTCGACCAGTCGGGAACTCGAAGTACCCGTTTGCAATTGCTGCATTCAGTAGCACCAGAACTTCTGGAATCGAAGCATCTATCTCGTCTAGAAAGAACACCGACTCATTCTCTGACGTGCATGCCTTGTAGAACTCCGTCTCGTGGAAGTCACCACCTGCATCGATGAAACCAGTCAACTTGTACTCCTGCTGCACCGAATTGGAGAAGTAGAAGTCCCAGCCGAGTTCATTGGCGATCTGCTCGACCGTGAAGTTCTTTCCAGAACCTGCAGGACCTGCAAGGTAAACAGGGATGCCACAAGTCATGCAAGTCTTGATCGTCTCATACTTTGAATGCTTGACCGGATTGTCACAGTCAACTTCGGGAAAGATTGACTGCCTGGCGACTTTTTGAATGACGTCATTCGGCTTCTCGACAACGTCTGCCGTGAAGTCAATTAACGGCTTCTTACCACCCTGGTTCTCAGTCGAAAGCTTCTTGGTGCCCTTGGTGTTGTAGATGCGATAGATGCTCGTCACGTTTGCGGTGTCGCAACCGGGATCGAAGTCCCTGAAAGAAACCTCGCAACCATCAATGACGATCGAGAGCGACTTGCTGAGCACGTTGCTTCGGCGATACTTCCTCACGTAGGTGTACACCGTGTCGCTGCTGTTGAACTTAACGTGCGCAACAACACATCCTTGTTTGTTCGCCTTCTCGATCTTCTTGACCTCGAATGCCACCGGCTTGAGTTCCTCTTGCATCATGTCCTCCTTCTGGAAACTACGGGGTTTCTTCTTTTCCTCCCCGTGATTCCATTTTATCACAACAGAACAGAAGCGGACATGAGAACTTTTCGGAACTTTCAGATCCAGTCGCTTAGCCTCTCGACATCTTCCAGCTTCTTTACCTTGTCGATGTCTCCGTTCACCCAGGCTGGAATCATTACCTCACGCTTGCTGTCAATGATTTGCTTGACGTCGGCTGCTTTAAGCACCTTGCCATAGCAACCTACGAAACCAGAGGTGATGTGCTCGTAGACCTCTTCGAATCTAAACATCAAACGACGTTCAATCGACGGGTTGCAAAGCGTGAAAGCTAGCTTCGAAACATTCAACCTCTCAGACGCGTTCTTGACCCTGACCCTACAGCTGAACCCGACGTTGCCGTAGTCAGTCCCGCCGTCGATGATGTCAACGTTGACCCTGTAGCCATTCTGTTCCAACTTCTTTACGATTGCCAAAGCCTTCAGCCCCTGCTCTGTCCACTGGTCAGAACGAATCCTGCCAGGATAGCTGATCGACTTCACCACTGTCACGACCTTCTGCTTTACCGGTTGCATCTTTGAACCGACCATGCATGCAGGCTGCCCTGTCAGGAACAACGGGACTATCGGCTGATAACCAGCAACACCGACCACTTGCTGTTGCTTCAACACTGGAGCCATGTCTCGTTCAACTGCCTTGAACTTCTGAGTCAACTCCTTGGCTTTTCCCTGCCAGCCAGAATGAAGCAGCTTGATTGCTTCCTCGAATGATTCTGTCTCTGTGAAGGACTTTGAATTGTAGATGCTTGCCTTGTCGTGTTTCGAGAATGCAGCATTGAACGGCTGCTTGGTTATGAACTCCTCGAACTCATGGATTGATCTGAACTCCACGTTCCAAAGTTTCTTCCCGTTGACCATCTTCTGCTTCTCGATCATTACTGCCTCCTAGCAACTGAAGCTTTATTACTTCCTGTTGTTTTCATTGTAACACCACGACGATTGTTTGTAAACTAGAAACAATGGAAGTTGTGGCTCTTTTGTTCTTAATTGCTATAGTTATAAGCTTTAACCGCGCGTGCACCTTGCGCGATACGACACATGCGACGCATTACGCGTATGCGACGGAGACGATGGCACTTTCATAGCTCGTAATGCAAGACGTGCTTCCCAGCATGTTTGTTCCCTTCCGAGTACCAGGCGTCTGCGACGTTGCAATCTAGCTCCTCCATCAATGGTTCCAACTTGTCGATTAACACCTCCATTGACCTCGCCTGGATCTTTACATCATGTTCGTCAGTCCCGTTTGAAAGATTTACATCGTAATACATCAGAACTCCCTTTCGAACTTAGACGGATCACAGAAGAACCATGACATGGCAATTCCTGCAGAGTCACATGCATCATTGTCGTATTCCCACTTCTTGCCGTTCTCGTCAGTGAACGTGCCCTTCTGACGGCGTCCAGACACAGGAAGCTTAATCGACTTCTCGAACCCAGATCTGATGACCCAGTTCACACATGGCCACTTCTCCGAAGGTACACCGAAGTCGTTGTCTGCATGCTTGGACGTGCCCAAGACTCCTGCTTTCCACGCCCTCGTGTCGATTGAGTACGTTTCTATCCCGACACTCCAAGCATTGTCGATGATGTATGCGTTCAGCGCCCCCATTTGCTTGATGTACGGTATGCTGACAAACTGCTGGCTGAACATTCTGATTCGTTCTAATACCAGGACCGGTTTTTCATTTGACCTTGCGTTCGCAAGCAGGCACGCCTTCTCGACATGCTTCTGAACTTCATGCCTCTTCCACGTCTTGTCGTCACTGCCTGACAAGTCGACTGAGCAGACATGCAACAGCTTTCCGTCAGCAGCTATGCTTATCCCAGTCCGCTTGTATGACTGGTCCACACCTATGACAACCTGCTTGAACTTCTTTTTCATCGGCATCACCTTCTTCCTGCTTCTTCAGTTGCACCTCTCCCATCTTGCACTCACGTCTGATGTCGCATTCAAGACAATCTGAGTAGAGCTTGAATGAACCTGTCATTGGACATACTCTTGCCATTATGTCAATACCCTTCTGAGCTAACGAGAGGCCACTAGAAGTCATTTGAATTCATTGGATTGGAATACATATGGGTGAATGACTAATGGGGCCTTACGTGTCATCTGAACCCCCTTAGAAGACATAGTCCCTAATGGATCACCATATTGTACTTGATCCCCTCTGCTGAAGCCCTGTCTACGACACGCTTCATCTTTATGTCGTCTATACCGGAGACATAACAGAGGAAGCAGACTTTGTATAGCATCTTCAGACAACAAGACATGAGAGACTCCCTCACGTCTACAATGTCCATCCCGCTGAACTTCTTGTACAGCAGCTTCTTCTTGCCACCAGGCTTCATCGCGTTGAACTGTCTTGACGCCATCGACAAATCAGAAGCAAAGAAGACCAAGTCATCTTCTACCTCGACACGCTTGTCAGCCACTGATCTTCACCCTCCCCATGCCGATGTTCCAACAAGCATCCTTCATCGCGCACTCTGCACACCGCTTACAACTAGGCGATGTCGCGTCAGTCGGACGACCGACCATCTTGTGGTCATTGACTACACGATTGTAACGGTATATGACTTCTTCTGCACGGTCGATGAACGGAGCAACTGCATCAGGATCGTAATCGTACACCTCGAGCTTGAACTCCTGATTGTTCTTGTCCTCGCATAGTACGAAGCCCTTCTTTAGACCAGTCAGATGCATATACCACTGACACTGCTTCCATGCACTTGGATGCTTCGTCATCCTCTTGTACTGAAACGTGTTCACCGACTTTATCTCACCGATCATCTGACCGTCATAGAACTCCGGGATGCTGCAGATGATGTCTGGCGTGAACGACATCTTGTACTGCTCTGCGAACTGCGTGAAGTCTAGCTGGTCCCATGTTGACCATCCTGCACGAATGAACATCCTCTGCCACTTCTCATGGATGGCGTTGCCCTCTTCGAAGATCCTCAGCAGAGACACCTGCACACCTTCCTTCTGCACCTGCTTGTACAGCAGAGACAGAACCTGAAAGCGGCAGCAAAAAGCTTTGTCACTCGTCAACATCGAAGAAGCATGAAGACCGACACGCTCCTGAGAATCCGCACCACGAGTCATGACCATGTTGATGAACTTCGTTTCGTTCTCGATGTCATGCGGAAAATAGAACGCCTTATTCAAGATTGTCCACAACTTCTGAGCTTCAGAACTCTGGATGACAGTCCCGTTTTTTGATGCCTGTTTCTTTATGTCTTGGACGATCCCCATCCTACTTTCCCTTCCTGTTCTTCACTGCTTGGTCTCTTGCAAGTAGCGTGCCTGCATACGCTGTTTTGGCTGCATAG